ACAGATTCCAAGTTTCTGTAGAATTAAGACCTCCACCGTTATCTCCTCCAGCAAGTGTATTAGCTGTATTACTAACACCATAACCATTTGCAGTATTTCTAGCAGTATTTAAACTTGGATTAGCAGTCCAAGATGTTCCATTAAAAGATGCTGAAACAGCTGATACTACTCCAGGAGGTTCATTTACACCCCCACCTGTTATAGTAGCTGTTTGAGTACCCATTAAATTAATAAATCTAGCAGTAATAGGAAAGGTAGCAGGACTATTTGTCCAAGTTGAACCATTATATAATTCAGTTTTTGAAGTAGTGGGTGATCCTGCTAAAGAAGTTACAATTGCAGCTGTTTGGGTTCCAGCTACCATCAAGTTTGTTTGAGTTCTTAAATTATTTAAAGCACCGCTAGTTGCCCAAGTTCCTGCAGTACTTAAACTTAAACCCTTCAAAGTATTAGAAGTCGAGTTGTACCAAATCTGTCCTTGCGTTGGATTCGCTGGATCTGATGCTACTACCTCGATGCTTTGTCCTCGTATATTTATATAATCTGCCATATTAACTTACCGTTATTGTTTTTGTTAATGGAGAACCTGCTCCTAGCCATTCTTCTGTTGCTGCTAAATTACCTGTAGCATTATTACCACCAAACGCTAACGCAGCAGTTTGTATTCCAGCACCTCCTGGTAATTGTCTTGCAGTAGATAAACTTGAAGGAGATGTAGTCCAAGTTGAACCGTCATATTCTTCTGTTGCTCCTGCATAAGGAGGTGTAAATCCACCAAACGCTAACGCAGCAGTTTGTATTCCAGCACCTGCTAAAGCTCTCCTTGCAGTATTTAAACCTGTTGGATTAGCTGTCCAAGAAGTACCATCATATTCTTCTGTGTTTCCAACATTTATTGTTGTAATGCCACCAAAAGCTAAAGCTGAAGTTTGTGTTCCACAACCTGCTACTCTATATCTTGCTGTATTTAAACTTCCTGGTGAAGTTGTCCAAGAGTTTCCGTCATATTCTTCTGTTGCACCTGTAATAGATGGAGTAACACCACCAAAAGCTAATGCTGCTGTTTGTATACCACAGCCTCCTAAACCATATCTTGCCGTATTTAAACTTCCAGGAGAAGTTGTCCAAGTAGAACCGTCATATTCTTCAGTTGCTCCTGTAATAGATGGAGCTTGTCCACCAAAACCTAATGCTGCCGTTTGAGTACCTGCTCCTCCTAAAGCTTGTCTTGCTGTATTTAAACTTCCAGGACTTGTTGCCCAATTTGTTCCATCATATTCCTCTGTTGCTCCTGTAACAGGTGGAACTTCTCCACCAAAAGCCACAGTTGCAGTTTGAATACCTACACCTGCTAAAGCTTGTCTTGCCGTATTCATATTATTACCACTTGCCCAAGCCGCAGCAGTAGTTACACCAGTATATTTCAAATCCTTTGAAGTGCTATTATACCAAGTCTGACCAATAATAGGGTTAGATGGATCAGCACTTAAATACTGAACTTTAAATCCTTTTATGCCTTTGTACTCTGCCATATTACTCCACTAATGTTATGTCAGCTGGTCTGCTTCTCATAGCTTGTTCTTCTGCAGATAAAGCGTCCCAAGCAGCTTGTGCCGCTTGTACTTCTGCATCAACAATCGCTTGAGCTTCAGCTTTCGTTTTAACAACACCAAGCACTTTGTTTATCCAAAGATTTGCATCTTTGTTATGTGCTGGTACTTGCCAAACATTACCAGGTAATCCAGAGATTGTAAACTTAGCAGATTCGCTATGTTCAATAAATCCCTTTCCCCAGTTTTCAGCTACGATGTATGTTTTTGTTGCCATATTTTCCTCCTGTTAACTTACTGTAATTGTTTGTGTTAATGGTGCTCCTGCACCTGTCCATTCTTCGGTTGCTGCTGTAGCAGCAGTAGTATAACCACCTATTGCTAATGCTGCAGGTTGAGTACCACAACCTCCTAATTGTTGTCTTCCTGTTGCTAAACTTGCTGGAGATGTTGTCCAACTTGTTCCATCATATTCTTCCGTTGCAGAAGGAGATCCAAATGCTAAAGCCGCAGTTTGAATTCCACAGCTTCCACTTGCTATACCTCTTGCAGTATTTAAACTTCCACCTGCTGTCCAACTTGCACCATCATATTCTTCGGTTGCTCCTACACTAATTGTAGTAGAACCACCAAAAGCTAAAGCTGCTGTTTGAATACCTGCAGATCCTAAAAAATATCTTGCAGTTCCCATAGTTCCACCTGTTGTCCAAGTTGAACCGTCATATTCTTCTGTTGCACCTGTAAAAGGTGGTAAAGTACCACCAAAAGTTAAACCAGCAGTTTGAGTACCACAACCTCCTAAAGATCTTCTTGCTGTTCCTAAACCAGTAGGATTATTTGCCCAAGTAGATCCGTTATATTCTTCTGTAGCTCCTGTAACAGCAGGAGTATAACCTCCAAAAGCTAAACCTGCTGTTTGTGTTCCTCCTGATCCTAAATAAGCTCTTGATGTGTTTAAACTTCCACTTGCTGTCCAACTTGCACCATCATATTCTTCTGTTGCTCCTGTAAGGGGAAGACCACCAAAACCTAAAGCTGCAGTTTGTGTTCCTGCTCCTGTTAAACCATATCTAGCTGTACCCATAGTTCCACCAGTTGCCCAAGCACCAGCTGTTGTAGCAGAAGTTACTTTCCAAGAACCTGAAGTAGAATTATACCAAACTTGTCCTATATTAGGATCAGCAGGGTCAGCTGAAAGACTTTGAATTGAAAAACCTTTTATACCTTTATATTCACTCATTATTTATTCTTCAGCAACCAACCTTGTGTTCCATCTACATAAACTAAAGTAAATGCTGCTCTCTCTACTGATACAGTTAAGTCTGATGCTGCTCCTTGAATTGGATTGCCATTTCTAGCAATAGTTAAATTGTTTGTATCAAATGTTCCTGCGTAATCAATGAACGTAATAAAATCTCCAAGAGATGGAGAACCTGGAAGTGTTGCAGTAATTGCAGCAGAAGTTGTGTTAATGAAATATCCCTCACTTGCTGCAGCATTAAAGTTTCCTGTTTTAACAGCTTGCCAAGATTCTCCACCTGCTACATCTCCAAAAGATAAATTTCCTGAACCATCTGTCTTTAATGCTTGATCTGCCGAACCATCTGCTATTGGTAAAGTTAAAGTAAAGCTAGACGCAAGAGTTCCTGCTTTTAAACCAATATAATTTGTGCCATCATCTGTATCTTCAAATATTCTTAAGTTACCAGCTTGTGTGGCATTACCTGAAATGTTTACAACACCAGTTCCATCAGGTGCTAAAGTTATGTCTCCATTTGAAGTAGATACGATTGAATTAGTATTAACATCTAAGTTACCACCTAATTGTGGAGTAGTATCTTCTACTACGTTTGCTAACTTACCATTGATTTGAGTTTGAATTGCAGAAGTTACTCCATTGACATAACTTAATTCCGTATTGCTGACATCTCCATTTCCAATCTTACTAGCATCAATGGAATTAACTGCTAATGTTATTGTACCTGATGATGTTATTGGTGAACCTGATACTGTAAACTCTGAAGAACCTGCATCTGCTACAGCTACTGAAGTTACAGTACCAGTAAAAGATGGTTGTACTTGAGAGAAAGTAATATTAACGCTACCAATGCTTCCGCTATTATCGGTTGTGCATAAATAAATCTTGTCTGCATTTGTTGATCCTTCTTGAACGATTACTAATTGTCCAGCTAGTTCAGCAACAGTATCAAAGTCAGGATCTCTACTTGCTGCTCCACTTGCAGGTACTATGTATATACCATTTTGAGTTTGGTTTGTCTGATCTTTTACTAATATCTTATTACCTGTTACTAAGCTAACTCCATCTAAAGTATCTCCATTTTCTAAGTCAGTAGCTAAGTCAAGGTTTGCAGTAGTAGCAAGTCTTGTAATAATTCTAGTTTTTAATCCTGCAACTAAATCATCAACGTAAGTTTTTGTCGTAACATCTGAACCTAATGAAGGAGTTGACATACCAGTAATTGAACCACCAGTAATCGTAACGTTATTTGAATTTTGAGTAGCAATAGAACCAAGACCTAATGAAGTTCTTACAGTAGCACCTGATTCAGCTACAAAGTTAGTTCCATTACCAACAATGAAATTACTATCAGTTGGAGTAAGTCCAGCAATGTCAGTTAATTGAGCATCTAAAGGTTGTTTATTACTAAATTGAGTTTGTATGGCACTTGTTACACCTGATAGGTAACCAAGTTCAGTTGATGTAACAGATGATGCAGCAACTTTGCCTGAACCATTAGATTCTAATGCTCTTGATGCAGTTAAGTCAGATGATGTAATCGTTGAAGCACCGCCAGTAATCGTTGCTTGTTTAGCATCTAATTGAGTTTGAATGTTTGATGTTACGCCATTTAAATAATTGAATTCTGTATTGTCGACTACACCTGTTCCTAATTTAGCTGCATTAATATTTGCACCTGTAGCAACTTGTGTATCTGTAATTAATCCTGTTGGTAATGAGTTATTAGATTTACTTAAGATACCTACGAAAATATTTGTAAGAGCTTCATTAGATAATGAACCACTATCCCAAGTAACGTTAACTGTAGTATCAGTTGAAAAAGATGATGATGAAATTGTTCCGTAAATAGTTCCTGGTGATGGAGCAATGACTTTTACTCTACGACCTGCATGATAAACTGATGTTACATCAGCACCAGCAATCGTAAATGAAGTTCCTGATACATAAGCAGAAGTATATGCACCACTACCATCTCCATACTCAATCCATTCTGCATCATTGAACCAATCTCTTGTGTTCTTCATCAATGCTCTAATGGCATTGTTTAAGTTTGAAGGTAACATACCTTCACCAACGAATATTGAATTTAATGATGTGTTACTGGCTTGTGTTGTTGAATAATCTTTAATATTTGTTGCCATCTAATCTCCTATGAACCAAGCAAATGCTTTGTTGTTTTCAATGTTCTTTTCATTAACCAATACGTTAACAGCTTCTTCAATTTGTCTTTGGAAGAACTCTTGAGTATCTAAACTGTATCGAACATTATCTATATCAGTTCTATCTGTCATCTTCCACCTGCTCTTGAAGCTACAAAATCAACTCCTTGTGCATGATTCCAAACTGTACCTGAAGGAATCTTAACATTAGCTCTAATATATCTTCCTGAACTTCTAACTGGTACAGTACCACTTGTTACCATTGATGAATAAGAAGATACAGTTGGACTATCTGCTAATCTTTCTCTTGTTGAAATTGCTACAGTAGCTTGTGCATCAACAATTGGTCTTACTTCTGTAATATCACTTCTTAAACCTGGAAACAACTCTAATTCTGTAGTCTCTAATTCAACCTCTCCAGGATCGCCAGAAAATATGGCAGCTTCATAAGAATCATTTATAGCACCTAAATATAACTGACCACCATTCCAAAATGGTGTATCTAATGAAATATTAATGTTTTCTAAGTTTTGAGAAATCAAGTCCATTTGCTCTACAGTATAAGCACCTACGAATTGAGTAAATATGGTAGAAGCATTTACGTTAGCTAAAGACCATTTTTCAGTAACGTAATTGTAAATAATTACTTTATCACAAATACCTGTAATGTTACCTGTGTTAGAAGCACCAGGATATAACCATATTGCTAATTGATTGAATGGGTCAACTGCTGCTACGATACGATCTGTAAAGGCTTTGTTTAAATCTACATCAAAAAATCTATTTACTTTTTCTGCACCAATCGGTTTGACTTGATCTCCATTAATTTCAAAGAAACCATCATCTGCATAAAAGAAAGCTCTACGATTATCTTGGCAAACTGTCTTACCATA